AGTGGAAAAATAAAAGAGAGAGTAGTGAAAGTAATATAGATGAAATAACAAAAGTAGAACAACTATTAAGTAAAATAAAAGAGGAAGCTAAAAATGATAATAACTAATAAACAGAAAGAATTTATAAAAAATGCCTCCCATAGATATAATTTAAAAATAGGAGCAAGAAGATGTGGTAAGACATATTTAGATATATTATATACAATACCTGCTAGAATACTTGAGGGGAAAGGAAAAGAAGGCTTAAATATATATAAATTCTCAAAATGTTACAACACTATTTGGAGAGATAGTATATTGTCTAGGAGCTGAAAAAGTTAGTCAGGTTTCTAAAATACAGGGGACTAGTGTTAAATTTTGTTATGGTGATGAAATTGCTAAATGGTGTAGAGAAGTTTTTACAATGGTACAAGCTTCATTAGATAAGCCTTATAGTCATTTTGATGGAGCACTAAATCCCGAAAGTAGGACACATTGGTTTAAAAAAGACTTTTTAGATAAAATTGAGGAAAAGCAATTAGATGTATATGTTCAATATTATACGATTTTTGATAATAATTTTTTAGCAAAAGAGGTTATTGACAATTTATGTAAAGAATATCAAGGGACAGTATACTATAATAGATATATATTAGGTCAATGGTGTAATGCAGAAGGATTAATATTTGGGCAAATTGCAAATGATTATACAAAATATATTACAAAAGAAATTCAATTAAATTCTATTATAAGTATAGGAATAGATTGGGGAGGCAATAAGTCAAAACATAGTATTACAGCAACAAAAATAAGTAGAAGTTTTAATAAGATACAGTGTTTAAAATCAGATACTATGAAAGCAACAGGAACAAATACAAAACAGGTTTTTAGATGGATAATAAACTTTATAAAGGAGATACAGGATAAATATGGTTCTGTATCTTTTATTTTTGCAGATAGTGCAGAGCAGGTTCTTAATCGTTCACTTGAAGGTGCTTTACAAGAAGAAAATATCAACTTAATTGTACAAGATAGCATAAAGATAGAAATAAAAAACAGAATTGAATTATGGAATAGATTATTAAATTTAGAAAGATTAACTTTTATAGATAAACAAACAGAAACAATAATAGAAGCGTTACAGACAGCTTTATATGATGATAAATCAAAAGATGACAGATGGATAGATGATGGAGAAACGTCAGATATAGATAGTTTAGATAGTTTCAATTATTCATTTGAATTTTGGTTCAATGAAATATCGTATTATTTAGGAAAGGTAGCATAAAATGAATAATGTAGTTTTAAAATATTTAAAAGATAAAGGATATAACACAATATCAACAGATTATTATAATTGGATAAATATGTGTGAGAGTTGGTGGAAAAATGATGTGGATTTCCATAAATATCATGATCAAACTGGAAAAGAAAGAAAACTTTACACACTAGGAATGGCAAAAAGAATAGCAGAAGATTGGTCAAGTATATTGTTTACTGAAAGAGATGAAATAACAACAGAAGCAGAAACAGAAAATCAGATAAAAGCAAATAATGATTATTTGTCAAAACAACTGAAGATGTTAAAAGTGTATAAAGATTTGCCAATAGCGATTGAGAAGGCTATGGCGATAGGAACAGCAGGAGCTATTTTAAGAGTTAAGCATGCTAAAGTTGATAAGCAAGGTACTTTAATAGCAGATAACAGGACTAAATTAGATATTATTTATGTAGGGGCTAGTCAAATAATTCCATTGAGAGTAGAACATGGACAAATTATAGATGTTGCCATTGTAAGTGAAAATAACATAAAAGAAGAGAAAGAATATTATATAGAAATACACAAATTAGAATATAGTCAAAAACTAGAAAAAGAAGTTTATACAATATCTAATACCTATTTAGATGAAAACGGAGAAGATAAGGAAAAAGAAGGCATAGCTAAGAATTATACAATTAATTCTAGTGTGCCTTTATTTAGTATATTAAAACCTGCAATAGCAAATCCGTTGGATACAAGTTATAACAATGTAAATGGTTTAGGTTTTAGTATATATGGAACAGCAATAGACCAGTTAAAAGCATGTGATATTACATACAACAACTTTGTTATGGATTTTTATTTAGGTGGTAAGAAGGTTTTCTATAATAAAAAGATTGTAAACACAAAAACTGTACAGAGGAAAGATAGCAATGGAAATATAATTGAAGAACAAGTTGAGTTATATCCAGACGATATAACAAAACAGCAATGGAAAACTTATGGTGATGAGATGTCGAATTTAAAAGATGATCCAGCAATTAAAGAATATAATCCAGAATTGAGAGTTAATGAAGATAAAGAAGGTATACAATTTGCTTTAAATATGCTTAGTTTTAAATGTGGTTTAGGAACGAAATACTATGAGTTTAATGGTAGTTCAGTAGTAACAGCAACACAATATGTAGGAGATAGACAAGATTTAATAGTAAATGCAAATAAACATCGTAAAAATGTAGATGAATTTATTAGTGGTATATGTAAAGCTATATTGTTATTAGGAAGAATATTATTTAAGGAAAATGTTACAGAAGATTGTATAGTAAAGATAACAGATAAAGATGGATTTATGGTAGATACAGAAACAGCGAAACAAGAATTTAGGCAAGATATAGCACAGGGAATTAGGCAAGTTTGGGAATACAGGGTTAAGTTCTTAGGAGAAGATGAAGCAACAGCAAAAGCAATGATAAAAGATGAAGAAATAGAAAATATAGAAGAATAGAGGTGTTATGAATGATAACGCCTGAATATTTGAATTTAATTGAGTTTAATGATGTTGTAAGTATATACAATAAATTAAATATAGAAATAATTGCAGATATAATTAAAAGAATTTCTCAAATGCAAGATATAACAGAAACAACAAAAAAACAACTAGAAATATTGAAACAAACAAATGGGACAGAGATATTTAATGAAACATTAGAGAAGACAGCTATGTTAACAAATGAGACAAAAGAAGCTTTAAAATCTTTGTTTAATGATATGGCAAAGGAAGATATACAAGGATATAAAGAATTATATCAATATAAAAATAAACCATTTAAGTTAAGTGACACACAATATAAAATATTAAATCAAGGTTTAAAGGAAACAAATAGAACATTAAAAAATTTTACTAGTACATTAGCATTTCAAAGTAAACAAGCTTATATAGAAACTGTTGATACAGCATATATGAAAACTGTGAGTGGAGCTTTTGATTATGCAACAGCGATAAAAAGTGCATGTCAGGAGTTAGCAAACAAGGGAATAACTTTAAAAGATAAGTTAGGAAGAAATGTACAACTAGAAGTAGTAGTAAGAAGAAATGTTTTAAGTGGAATACAAAAAACAGCAAATAATATAAATAGAGATATAGAAGAACATTTAGGGTGTGATGGTTATGAAGTAACAGCACATATAGGAGCTAGACCAACACACGCAGAAGCACAAGGGAAACAATATGCTATAAATCATAATACAAAGATTAGTAAACAATATCCCTTATGGTCAGATGTTTCAAGTTTATGGGAAGAATACAATTGTAGACATACATATTTTGGCATTATATTAGGAATATCAGAACCAGTATATAAAAAAGAAGAATTAGATGAATTAAAGAATGCAACTGTAACTTTAAAGGGTAAACAAGTACCATATTATGAGGCAACACAAAAACAAAGACAGCTTGAAAATGCAATAAGAAAACAAAAAAGAGCATTACAGACATTGGAAAAAGCAGGACAGGATGTGATGATACAAAAAAGTCAGTTGGCACAGTTACAGAAGAAGTATAAAGATTTTTGTAAAGAGACTGGATTAGAGAAAGATTATTCAAGATTACAAGTTGCAAAGATTAATAAAATAGCAACGAATCAACAGATAAACTATGAAGATGTAACCAATAATTATATTAAGGCTAAGAAATATAAAGTTAAAGAACAACAATATTATGAAGATAAACAAGAAAATAAATACAAAGTAGATGGTAAATATGTAATAATGGAGCCTACAAAAAGGGAAAAAGAAGTCGCTAATATATTAGGAAAAATGTATGGTGGACAAGTTAATATAATACCAAGAATAAACAAGCCATTAAACATAAAGACACCAGATTATATTATTAATGACGAAAAATTTGATTTAAAAGAAATTAAAGGTAAAGGAAAATATGTAATAGAAGGTAATTTAAGGAAGAAGAAAGATCAAGCAAATAATTTTATAATAGATTTAACAAATACTAAAATAGATTTTAAGGAAGTTGTAAGACAAATAGAAAGTATTTATATTTCAAAAAGATATTTGTGGATAGATAAGATAATTATAGTAAAAGGAAATGGAGTAATTAGAATATACCAGAGAAAATAAATCAAAGCCAACTGCGAACCAAAATATGGGGTTCTCAATTGACTTTGATTAATAATATTATTAATTTAATTATACAGTAAATTAATAATATTATCAATAGTTTATGCAAAAAAAGCTTAAATTAGTCATTAAATTTTTAATATAGATAGAGGCTGACGAGTTTCTTTTTTATTGCCTTTTTTCAATTAGGCATAAAAGAAATTGAGTGGTTGGGCATACGACGTTAAAAATAGCAAATATTGTCAAATTCAGGGAAGAGAAACCCGTAGAAAATCGTAGGAGGAGAAATATTATGAAAAGAAGTTTTTTAGAAGGATTATTCAAGGATTTAGAACTAGAGGATGGAGTTAAGAAGAGTATCATTGAAAGTATTATGACTGAGAATGGTAATGATATTAATACAGAAAAAACTAAAACTTTAACAGTTCAAAATGATTTAAAAGTGAAAGAAGGGTTAATCGAAGAATTGAATGCTAAAATAAAGGAAGCTGGTTCTGTCGATATAGAAGAAGTCAAAAGAGTTGCTAGAGAGGAAGGTTTTGCTGAGGGTTCTAAAGAGGTTGAAGATTTTAAGAAAACAAATGCTTTAAGAAGTTCTATAAAAGGAGCTAAAGATTTTGATTTAGTTTATAGCAAGCTAAACAAAGAAAAAATTAAATATGAAAAAGATGATAAAGGAGAATACATTGTATCTGGAATTGATGAACAAATTAAAGATGTCAAAGAAAAGTATTCTTTTTTGTTTGAAGATGAAGATAATGGAGCTGAAAATAGTGAAATTATTTTAGGTGGAGAACATAGAAATCCATCGCAAAATGATAGCTTGAAACAATTAGAGGAAGCTATGGGAATTAAAGATTAGAAAGGAAAGATGAAAAATGAACTCAATTGAATTATTTAAAAAAAATGCACCAGAGTTATTAGACAAAATATACAAAGCAGAATCAACAACAAGTGATTTTGATATTAATGGAGCTTTAGTACAAGCAGGAAAAAATGCTAATGAAATTATAGTACCAGTATTAGAAATGGATGGATTAGGAGATTTTGACAGAAATAGTGGATATATTGATGGAGATGTATCTTTAACAAATGAAACAAAGAAATTTAATTATGAGAGAGGTAGAAAGTTAAAAACAGATGTCATTGATAATGATGAGACAGGTGGGGTTATTTTAGGTAATTTGTCTGCTGAGTTTTTAAGAACAAAGGTTATACCAGAAGTAGATGCTGTAAGATATGCAACTTATGCTGCTATTCCTGGAATATCAAAAGTAGAAGCAGGAGTTTCATATACTAATGCAGATGAAGTATATAAAGCGATTGCAGATGCTTGGGATAAAATGACAGATGATGAGGTACCAGAAGAAAATAGATATTTAAGAATTACATCTACTTTATTAGGTATGATAAGAGATATGGATACTTATAAATCAAAAGAATTATTAAGTAAGTTTGCAGGAATAAAAGTAGTTCCTCAATCAAGATTTCAAACTGTAATTGAATTATTGAGTGGTAAAGATACAGATGGAGAAAGAAAAGGTGGTTTTAAGGCTGGTACTGAATCAAAAGATATTAATTTTATGATTATACATAAACCTGCATTATTACAATATACTAAACATAATAAAATGAAATTGTTTACTCCTGATCAGGATCAAGATGGAGACAATTATAAATGGTTATATAGATTATATGGTTTAAATGAATACTATAATAATAAAGTTGCTGGTATTTATTTATCTCATAAAGCTTAGGAGGTAATGCAATGTCTAAGAAAATAGGTATTGGCTTTTCATTTAAAGAAAAAAGTTTAGAGAAAGAGAATGAAGAGTTAAAGTCAGAAATAGTAAAATTAAAACAATTTAGTAAAAAGAAAGAGGCTAATAAAAAAGAAGAATAGGAGTTGATAAAATGGTATATGCAGACTATGAATATTATAAAAATAAATATTATGGAATATTACCAGAAGACTCATTTAATTCACTTATTTTAAAAGCAAGTAGAGAGATTGATAAAAATGTAAATGCTAAATTGACTGAAGCTATAATTGATAATTTGTCAGAGGAAGCACAAGAACAGTTGAAATATACTGCTTGTGCTTTAATTGATTTAATCTATGATAGAGATAATAGTAATAAGAGTAAAGTTAGTTCTATTTCGATTGATGGAGTAAGTAAGACTTTTAAAAATATATCTTTGCAAGATTATACAAGTAATAAGAAAGATATTATTAGTTGTTTGCCAGATGAATTAACAAAATATTTGTAGGAGGTGTGTTATGTCAGATTTTCCAATGCAGAAAATAACAATATACCATAAAAATAAGCAAAATATTTATGAAAGATATGAAAAAGAAGCAAGTGTGAGAAACACTTCAATGTTAAATCATAATAAAAATGGTTTAAGTAGCAATGATAAAGTTATAATTAGAATTTTTGATGTAAAAGGATACAATAAAAGTATTCATATTGAAAACACATCATCTATACTAAATTATCCGCTAGATTGTTTTTTAGGGGAAACATGGAAGATTGCTAAAGGAGATATTATAGTTAATGGAGTTGTAAAAGATGAAATAGAAACAATACCAAATACAGAATTAAGTAAAAAATATGGTAAAGAAAATGTTTTTAAAGTAAATAGTATAAATGTGTTAATTTATGATGATAAAGACATAGAAGAGCTAAATCATGTGAAATTGGGGTGCATATAATGGCTTTTGTAATTAAAACGAAATCATTGCAAACTATTTATAAAAGTTTAGGCTTAGAAGATAGAGGAAAAGTTCAAGCATTTTTAGGTAAAACAACAGCTGATAATTTAAAGAAATATGTATCTTTTAACTCTGGAGTTCAAGAAGGAGCAACAAGGAGTATAGAAGGTGGAACAAAGGTTATTATTAACGTACCTTATGCAAGATTTCAAGCAGAGGGTAAAGTTATGATTGGAGTAAAAAGTCATAGCCCTTGGGCTAGAGCTGGAGAAAGAAAAATAGTTACAGATAAGAAATTAAAATATCATAATGACCGTTTAAGAGGAGCACATCCATTTGAAAGAATGAAGGCAGATAAAGGAAATAGTATATTACTTGAAACAGCAAAATATGCAAGGAGGTTTAGTTAATGGAAGAAGCAATAAACAAGTGGTTATTAGAATATGAACCAATTAAAGAAATAGCAGAAATGATACACACAGAGGAACTTCCAGATGAAACGGATACACTAGCTTTACAAAGAAGTGGAGTTGAGAGTTTACCATTAAAATATATTAATGAAAAAGGTTGGTATAGACAATATCAATATGTATTGCTATTAAAATCAAATAGTGAATGTGATTTACAAAGGTTAGATAATCTTGATTGGTTGGATGATTTAAGTAATTGGATACATCAAAAGAATGTTTCTAGGGATTATCCAATATTAAAAGATATGAAAGTAAAAAAAGTAAGCTGTGCTAATGCGATAACTTATGAAACAAGTGAAGATGGTTTGATGAGTACATATTATTTACAGCTTTATTTTGATATAAAAGGAGGAATTTAAAAATGGCAGATAATGCAGAAGTTTTAAAAGATATAATGGAGTATGATGAGGCACATTATTTTGGGATAAATAGTGAGATTGTTCTTGGTGGAGTTATTACAGAGATGACAGAAAGTGCAAATCCTACTGAGAGTGAAAAACAATATATTCATCAAAAGTCAAAAGTAACAAAGGTGACAGGTTTTGCAAATGAATTTCCAATAACTATGGATATGGTTAAGGGGGATAAGGTTTTTGAGTATATGTATAATTTATTTTATGAAAGAAAAGTGGGGTCTGATTTAGATATAGATCATTATATTGTAAATTTATGGGAACCAGTAGCAGAACAAGAAAATACATATAAGGCAAGAAAGATATTACAAACATGTTCAATAACAGAGTGTAATGGTGCTGCTGGAGAACAGAAGCAAATAACAGGTTCTTTAAAAGGTGGGGACTTTGTTTATGGTACTTTTAATGTTAGTACAAAGACATTTACAGAGAATGCGTAGATATAAAAGGTAGTTATTAAAGGAGAACAGAAATAATGGAGAATAAAAGATTAAGTTTTGGATATGAGGATACAGATAGAAAGATAGAAATAGAATTATATGGATTAGTATTTGAGATTAATAAAGAGAGAATTTTAAATAAGGATATAGAAAAGATAAATGAAAATGATGAAGAAGCTATTGAAAAAGAGATTGAGGATATTATAGGTAGTGGATCAGTTGAGAAGATTAATAATAAGAGATTAAGTGATGGTTATAATAAGATGACATTAGATGTGGAGATAGCAGTTTTGACTTGTATTTATAAAACATATATAACTGCTACATCTGGAACAATGGTAGATGAGATTATAGAAACAAATAGAAATATGGAAAATAGAGTTAAAGATTTAGGGAATGTGAATAGAGTAGAAAGAAGAAATTATAATAGAAATCAGTATAGAAGAAATTACAGGAGATACTAATATGGTTATGTTTAATAGGCTACCTTATTTTGTAAGATTGCAGGGAATAAAATATATAATAAATGTAGACTTTAGAGATATGATTTCTTTTGAAAATAAATTGCAGGATAGGAGTGTTGATAATTCAAAAAAGATTGAGTATGGATTAAGACATTTTTATCCTGCTTTTTTTTATGAAGAAAATTATTTAAAATTATTACAACAGCCCAAATTGTATAAGGAAGCTTGCGAAAAGTTGATATGGTTTTATAAATGTGGTAGAGAAGATTATCATAAAACAAGTAGAAGTAGTAAAGGCAATAACAAACAAATTTATAGTTATGAACATGATGATGAATATATTTATGGGGCATTTTATGAACAATATGGTATAGATTTAGCTTATGAAAGTGTACATTGGTGGAAGTTTAAAGCGTTATTGAAATCATTAAAAGAAGATTCAGAGTTTGTAAAGATACAAGGATATAGAGCTTATGAAGGTAAAGATGAGAATATGAAAAATTTGAGGGATTATTGGGAATTGCCTAAGTCAGTCACAGAACAGGAGAGATTGGATAAGATATATGATTTGCTAAAATAATTAATAGCTTGACAAATTTCGACAACATTTGACATAAAATGGTGCTATAATTTATATAGGATTGTATATAACAGAGAAGTATCTTGAATAAATTAATAGGAGGTACTTTTATGGAAAATGAAAAGAAGTTGTATCAAAAATGGTGGTTTTGGATAGTTTTATTAATAATTATTATTGCGATAGGTATTATAATAATAGTTCAAGAAGCTTTTAGTTTTTTAAAAACGACTGATTTAGAAAAGGAAGTTAAAGAAATATGTAAAGATGCAACATTATATTCATCTATTACATCAAATACTTTATTTCTGGAATTGCATAATTTTGAAACAGATTATAATATGTCACAACTTGTAAAAATAAATGAATTAATAAAGACAAAAATAGAAAATGGGGAATTAATAGGATATAATAAATTAATAACAATGAGCTATATAAATAGCAATGGAAAGAATGAAGTTTTAATATCAAGGACAGAAGATGATTTAAATAGCTTTGAATTAAAGAGTGAATTAAGATATATAGATTTTGAAGAATATAATAATGTATGTAGCAAATTAAATGAAGTAATGGATAGTTATACTGGACTTTTCGAAAGTACATTTTAATAAAACATAAAACACTTACAATAGTAGGTGTTTTTATTTTGTCTACATTTTAGAAAGGAAATAATATGGCAGTAGCAGGAAGTTTAACATATGATACAAAAATAGATAAAGACGGTTTTAATAAAGGTCTTAAAGAGATAGAAAATAGCACTAAAAATTCAGGTACAAAAATAAAAGATATAGTAACAGCATTAGGAATAGATAAAATTGTATCAACAACGATGAATACATTAAAGAGTAGTATTTCTAGTGCTATGGGAAGAATTGATACAATGGATCAATTTACTAGGGTTATGACAGTTATGACTGGTTCAACTGAAAAAGCAGATGAAGCATTAGAGAGTATAAAAAATACAGTGACAGGGACAGCATATGGATTGGATATAGCTTCTAAATCAACACAGAAATTTGTAACAAGTGGCATGAAAATTGATAAATCAACAAAGCAAATACAAACATGGGCTGATGCTGTTGCGTTTTATGGAGATGGAACAAATGCTACTTTTGAAGGAGTAACAGATGCTTTATCTAAAATGGTAGCTAAAGGAAAGGTTGAGATGGATCAATTGAATAGATTGACAGATGCAGGAATACCCGCTGTACAGATTTATGCAGATAGTGTAGGAAAGAGTGTTACAGAAGTACAAGATGATTTGTCAAAAGGGAAAATTTCAACAGAACAATTTTTAGATGGTTTAGATAATGCGTTTAATAATGGAACAAATAAATTTGCGTCTATAACAGGTGCTGCGAAAGAAGCTGGTTCTAGTTGGACAGCTACATTTGATAATTTTAAAGCTGCAATAACTAGAGGAATGACAAAAGTAATAGATGCGATTGATGAAGGATTAAAATCAGTAGGATTAAAAACGATGCGTGAAATGATTGCACAAGTTGGAAAACAGGCAGAAAAAGTAATGAACAAGATTGCACCATTAATAAAAAATGGAATTAAAAAATTAAAAGATGTATATGACTGGATAAAAAGAAATAAAGATATGGTAAAGAATTTAATAATAGTAATGGGTTCTTTAACAGCTGGATATATTGCTTATCAAAAAGTTTTAGTTGCAATAAAAGCAATTCAAACAGTAAAAAATATAGTTTCAACTGCTTCTGCATTTTTAAGTCTTATTCCATCAATAAAGTCTGCTAAAGATGCAATGATGCTTTTAAATATGACATTTTCTGCTAATCCAGTTGGTTTAGTAGTTGCAGGAGTTGTAGCTTTAACGGGAGCTTTAGTTGCTTTTTCTTTAAAGCAGTCAGATGCACAAAAAGAAGCGAAAAAGTTTGCAGAAGAAATGGAGAACTCAAGAAAAGCATTTGAAGAATACAACGAAAATATAGATAAAAATACAAAAGCTGAATTAGCTCAAATAAATACAGTTGAAAGATTAAAAGATGAATTAAAACAATTAGTAGATGAAAACGGAAAAGTAAAAGAAGGATATGAAGGTAGAGTTGATTTTATATTAAATCAGCTAAATGAAGCATTAGGAACGGAGTATAAGAGAACTGGAGAACTAATAGACAAATATAAAGATTTACAAAAAGAGATAGATAATCTTATAATGAAGAAAAAAGCACAAATAAAAATAGAAGCAAGTGAAGAAAAATACAAGAATGCAATAAAGGAAGAAGAAAACGCAATAAATGATTTAAAAATAGCGACAGAAAAATTAGAAAAAGCAAAAGAAGAATATAGTATGACTTTAGATGAATTAAGAGAAAAAGCCCAAAACAGTATAGGAAAAGAAAAAGAAGAAATTGAAGATGTATTAAAGGGATATGATGAAGCAGTAAAAAGAGTTAAAGATAATACTGAAATTCAAAAGCAATATACAAATGATTATGCTTTATATATTCAGGGAAAATATGATGAGGTAGGGAAAAGTATAATAGGAAGTACTTCGGATTGGACAGGTGGTACATTAAGCACTTTAGTAGAGGGAATAAAAAATCAATCAAAAGAATTAGAAGAATGGAAATCTGTATATGAAGTAGCAGGGACAGAACTATCAAAGACACAAAAAGAGAATGCAGAAAAAAACTTGACAGAATTAGCACAAAATTTACATGATAGAACAAGAACTGTTGGAGAATTAGGTAGAGATGAATATGTTGCATGGAAAGCATTAGCAGAAGAAAATTATAGAGTATATTCAGAGCAATTAGGTAAAATGGATCCTACGTTAAGACAAAAAATTGAGAATTTAACTGGATATTTACAGGGCGATACATCACTTCCAGAAGGTATGGAAATGCTAGTAAAAAAAACAACCTCAACTTATGAAGAAAAAATGAAATTTCTTCTTTCTTCTACAGATAATAAATTAACTGATATAGAGGCTGAATTAAGAAATAATACAGGTATTCAAAATGAAGCGGGAATGATTGTAATGAGAGCTGGAAATGAAATAGAGAAGGATACAACGGTGAGTAGAGCTTCAAAAATACTTGCTGATAATGCTAATAGACAATTTAATGACAATGTTGATGGGAAAAAATGGGGAACAGATTTATCAGAAAATATATCAACAGGTATGACGTCAAAAAAATCTGAACAAAAAATAAAAGAATCATCTAAATCTGTAGCAGGTTGGATAAGAGCATTTTTAGGTCACTCTGTTCCAGAAACAGGACCATTGAAAGATGAGTTAACATATATGCCAGATATGATTAATAACTTAGTAAAAGGAATTGAAGAAAATAAATATAAGGTTGTAAACACAACAAGTCAATTAGCCAAAGATATAAAAAATAGTTTCGAACTAGAAGAGTTAAATAAAGAAATTATATCAAAAATGCAAAATGCAGTATCTTTAGAAACAGGTTCAATAAATGCCAAAGCAAGTGTTAAGGCAAATAACAGTATGTTAAATGTACTACAAGCAACATTTAATGTTGATGGAAGTGTAAACATAGATGGACAAAGAGCTGGAAGGATATTAACGCCATATATGACAAAAACTTTAAGGACAGGTGGTGCATATTAATGATAACAAGATTAGTATATAATAATAAAGCATTTAAAATTTTAAATGAGTATAGTTTTAATTTTTCAAATAATGAAGTTACATTTAATGATGTAGTAATAGATTTTACAGGGTATACAATAGTAGATATACCATACAAATATCAAGAAATCAAAATTATGCAATCTAATAATGAAGATAATATATTAAATGGCGAAGTATTATTTACAGGTTATTTAGATGATATTAATTTGTCAGAAATGAAATTGAGGAAAGAAGATAGGGAGATGACATTAACATTGTTATCTCCTTTAAAGATGGCTACAAGAAGAAGTGTATCACTAATAGGAACATTTAAGCTTAAAGAGGCAATTTTGAGAGTTATACAACCATTAATAGATGATGGCTTTGAGTTAAAGGAGATAAATATTTCAGATGGTCAAATTACAACGAATTATATATTAGAGACTGTTGAAAATTGCATGAATGATATAGGGTTTAAACGTAATATTTTTTGGTATATAAATGAGAGGAAAGAGATTTTTATAAATTCTATGGATTTCTTGTTTGGGGTGTCGACTAAAAAGATTATAGATGAAAATAAGCAAGAGAAGGGGTTATTGAATTTACAACCAAAAATTTCTAATATTGATTATGCTAATGTAATTAATTTTAAGAATGTGCGATTAATTTATAGTGAGAGGGATATAGATATTGAAGAGCCACTTGCGAAAAGTCAAGGTTATAATGTTTATCCAATTTTAACTTTAGAGAAGACTATAAAAAAGGGAGATATGGTTACTTTTGATAATCCAATAATAATTGATGATAATACTCTTAAAGAGGTTGTAGAAGAGAAAAATGGTAATGATACATGTTACTGTATTTATATTAATATTAAGATTTCAGATACACAAAATAAATTGTATGAAATAAAGATGCCTTTTGAAGATGATATTTATAAGGGAATTGTGAAAAATGGTAGTATGACTTTTAGTAATGATAATGGAGAAGAAGGTGAGATTGTTTTTCAAAGAGATAGTTTTTTTTCTAACCTTATTACAGGGTTTAAATGGAATTATGATGGTGAGGGAACTATTACACAAATAATGAGTGATACTGCTTTAAGATATACAACTATGAAGTTTATGTATTCAGAAGAAATTAATAGACTAAAAGGTATTATTTCTGAAAGTGGACAAATAGAGAAAACAGTGGATTATAACTCAAAATGGACTACATTACAACAGTTGATAAGTTATGCAAGGAGTTTGATGGTTCAAAATTCTAATACAGTAAATGAAGTTTTATTAGAGTATGATATAAATCCAAATTTAAAAATAGGGGATATAGTGCAGATAAATGCACCTAGTTTCTATGTACGAGGTAAATTTGCAGTGAAGGATATAAGTTATAAGTATTATAATGATATTGACCAAAGCTGGCAGATAACATTAAAAAGTTCAGATTTAATATCAACATATATAGATTTATTTAGACCGATTGAAAAAGAAGAAAGTTCAAATAATATAAATACAGTAATATTAAGTGAGTTTGTGGAAGAAAGAATAAATGAAGTACATAGTTTAGAATTAGATAATACTAAACATACACTTAATTTTAATTTGTAAGGAGTAAGATTATGAAAATAAAGAATGATGTAGTAAGCTTAAAAATTGGAGATAAGCAATATGATTTTAATAATTTAATTTTTGATGAGTATTTGAAAAGATTTGTAAAATCGCAATTAGAAAAAACAGAAATCAATAATCTAAAATATAGTAAAAAACTAGAATATTGTTTATTAAAGTTTGATACTCCATTAAAAGATGTTTCAAATTCATCTATTATATATAATCAGGAGTTTGATATTGTTTTAATGTGGGAACGGACAAAAGCAACAAATAATAAATGAAGATCAAATAATTATAGAGTATTCTTATAATAGTAGGAATATAATTGATTATTCAGAAGATTGGGCAAAAGATATATCAATGTTTCAAGGAAGAAAAATAACAGCAATAGGATTTAATGTATGGTTTAACAAAAAGATTGAAGGAAATGAGAGTACATATTTACCAATTTTAGCAGTATTAGATACTTCAAATTACAATATTTATTTACAAAAAGATCAACACTTAAATATAACTAGAAGGGATATTATTACAACAGATACATTATTTTATTCAAATGATAAAGAGAAAGTATCTGGACCTTTACATTTAGCTCCATATGGAAAAATAATTGAAAATAATAAGTATATGCAAGGTATTTTGTATAGTGTTGGATTATCTTCATACTTAGATTATATTGATAAGGAGTTTGTAATAGGAGAAGATATACAAGTACAACAAAAAGGTAATGAATTAAATATAAATGATATTGAGAATTATCTTTCTTTGGATAATCCTCTTTTTTGTAGTGATGGATTATATTGTAGTTCTGATTTATATCCTGCTAAAACAAATTATAAGTATATAATTTTAAAATATAAAGTTTGGCAAATGGTAAGGTATGGAACTTCTGATGCAGTAGGAGAAGAATTGACTGATACAGGTTATTATTATCATCAAGCAATTCCAATAAATAAGTTTGGAAAAAATAATTTAATTATAAATGCTTATTTAACAGGCGGTAACTTAAAAATTATTAAAGAAGGTCCCAAAAAAGATTATGTTGAAACTGAAAAATTAAACATTGGAATTTCTCTAGATATTATCGTAAAAGAGAAATAATAATGTTTTTTTAATTATTCCTACAGAATCTTATTAATCATAAAAAAAGTAAATCTATCATAGACTTACTTAAAATATTTTTATTATTTAATAATTGATTTTAAAAGATTAATAAATTCTTTTTCACTTACATTATATGTTTCAATATCGATAAATAAATTATTATATTTAAAACTAGCAAATAACAACTCTTCATATTTATAAATCGTCAGCTCTAAATTATTTATAACAGATGTTTTCCCTTCCTCAAACAAATAATCTCGAACAGGCTTATCTAAATCAAAATAATTAATATCAATATGCTTATTTCCTTTTGTAAATGCTTTCGTATATTGCCTTAATTTATCATAATTATTTCCATCAGTATTACTTTTAACAAAAAGCATATAATTATTTTCTGTAAAACCATTTGGTATATCTAAATTAGCAAATACTTCATAATAAGGAATATTAAAATAATTAGTCACTGGCTCAAATTTTCCATCAATTCTTAAAGCCCCCATATATTCACTTACTTCATTAATTTTAATACTATCTTTTATTTTATTACTTTCTTGATTTTTATTCAAAGTTTCTTTTAAAATATTACCATTACCTTTTAAACTTACAAAACCACATATTAATAATACACATAAAGGTATAAAAGCTAATTTAAAATATTTTACTTTATTTTCTCCTTTTTCTATTTTATTCATTATATTTTGATAATTTTTTTCTTTATTAATCTTTTTCTCATACA